TTCATTAGGGTTATAGTTATCATATGTTAATTCCCCATCATACTCCCATGCAATTGGAGTCTCACAAGATGGACGTTTAATCATTTCTTTAATATCTTCAATATGCTCTTGATAAATATGAGTATCACCAAAGTTCATTGTGATTCTCCCGGGGACTAATCCAGTTTCATTACAAATATGCTTAACATATAACGCTGCAAGAACAAAGTCAGACGGCATACCAACTGCAACATCAACACTACGTTGAGTCCAAATCATATCAAGTTTACCATTATCTCTAACATAAAACTGATAGTTGAAATGACAACAAGGTAATGATAACTCATCTAAGTGGGTATGATCCCATAAGTTAATGATATGGCGTCTACTCATTGGATCATTCTTAATAGAATCAATTACATTATCAAGTTGCTCTCTTGGTGGATAGTCTAAATTTAATGATCCATCTTCATTTGCCCATAACTTCCAGTACGGACACCCTAATGATTCAAACTCTTCAACTGTTTTTGCATCTTGTAAGAACCCTTTGAATTCCCCAACAATACCTTTAGTGTATATACGTCTTAAACTAACTAATGGAAATAGATCATACTCTAAATCAATAGTTAATGAAGTACCAAATAAACCGAGAGTAATACCATTTCTAGTATTACGTAACTCACCATTATCTAATACATTTTGAATTAATTCTTTATATGAATGATCAATCATGCTTCCACTCCTTTGGGTTATACCCCAATTCAATTAGAAATGCAAGGTTAGTTGCAGCATGAATCAAATGAGGTTTACCACTCTCTTCATCAAATTCTTCGCCACCACGCCATGCTTCTAAATGTCTATATAATGCGGCAACATATCTAGATATGTCATCTACCCTTTTCCAATTATGTGCATCATATTTAGCAGCACCAAATGTTAATACCTCAGCTACCCCTGCAATTAAAGATGGGGGTACTAAATCATAGCGAAGTTTATCGCTATCAAATTTTTTAAATTCACTCATTTTTCTTCTCCTATATTGTAATATATTATATCATACTTTACTACTAAAGTACACGTATAATATCAGAAGATAATGAAATAAATTTATAACCAGACGGGTAACGGCTTTCTTTAGATGTATCTAAAGCTTCTTGAACATTAGCAATACCTTTAAAGATAAACCTAACTTTATCACCAACTTTCATTAAACGTTCTTTATTATAGTTTCGCTTAGTATTATAAAATACAAAGTAGTTCAATTCGTTACTATTAACGCTCTCTTGTAATTGGTCAAATTTCTCTTTAGAGGGGATACCAAATGTTCTAAATTCAGGTTTAATTTCTTTAAAGTCTAATTTAAACCCGTTTAAAATACCATCATTCCTCCATGAGGAAGCTTCATCAATTTGGTTATGTTTACGTAAAGTCCATTCTAAGAATAAAGAATCCATTCCTAATTCGTTATTATAAGAACCTTTTTTCCATTCAGCATCTCTAAAAGTGATGAACTCCTGAGTCACTGTTTGAGTAGGCATACTCAATAGCTCTGTCAGCTTCTTTGTTAATTGGTCTATTTGTGTACCAGTTTCCTGTGTCATTATCTATCTCCCTCATTAAGGTTGTTATCTCCGCCGCCGTTATCGGATATCGTTTGCGAAGGGCATTCCCGGCAATGGATACCATTATAGCATACATTTTGGAATACCATCCAGTTTCAGTAATTAGCGAGTATTCATTCACTAATTTTTTATTTACAAATGGGCAATCTTTATAGTTATTCCATGTCACATTTGTATTGTCCATCGTACTTTTACGATGTTGTAAAATCTGTTTACGAAGTTCTTCAGGTAAGCCATCTAAGAAAGATGATCCAGTCTTCTCTACATAATCATGTTTAGCCATAATAGCTTTAGGATTCATCACCTCGCCATGATTAGTATTAATAAAGTTATAAGCGCCTGCGTACGTAGCAGGTATGTAGTACATGCGTGATAGATCTTTTGTTTGGGGATCACCAATATCACCAAGCTCTTTGTTTAGAGCATACCAAAAGTGTTTAATCTTATTAGCAGGTACATCTTCAGATAAAGGGAATACTAAACGAAACTTAGGATTCTCTTTAGTTGAAGACGCAGTGGAATAACAGATGTAATAGAATTCATTTGTTAATGTCTCCATTATCTCTATTGTATTTTCATCTACATCAACAGCTGCCCAACCAGCCCAACACTCAACGTTAGCATTAGCACGTGTAGTGCCAGGTTTACAAACCGCAGGAGATATCAGTTGAGCTGCTTTCTTATCAGACAACTCAACTTTTGACATCTTATACAATAACTTCTCAAACGCATGGAAGTCTTCAAACGCCATACGTTTATGAGTCTTGTTATCATATATCGATTTGTAAATCGTTAATTCAGGCATTTGTATATATGAATGCTCCATGGTTACCCATGTGATCTGGTGCTGTCCAACCTTCGGGTTTCATAAGATCTGGAAGTCCTAATGGATTAGGCCTTCCCTCTTTAATACCAACACTCTTATTCATGTTAGCCTTAAGGACTTTATCCCATGCTTCATTAGCATCAACTTCCATTAAGTCTAATGTACCAATAGCGAATACACAAACATCAATTAGCGCATCAACCATTTCTTCTGCATCATTATTAGCAAATGCTTCTTTAAACTCATCTACTTCTTCTTGTATACAATCCGCTCTGAATTTTACAAATGCTGATAATGTTTCAACATTCATTTTGTCCATTGCTTCACCAATACCATATTTATCATGCATACCTCGCATGTCCTTTGCCCAATTAGATGACATATCCAGCCTCCCTTATTCTTGTCTTCCACGGTCCACCGCGTCTTTGCTCTTTCAATTGTAAACGTAACCATTGTAACGTTTCTTCTTTATCCCAACCTTCAATGTTAGGATTAACCGATAATGAACTAATCAATAGCTCAATCTGTTGTTCACTTAAATTATTTAATTGCATTTTTCCTCCTGTTAATATATAATATTATAACATATTTTAAGGTGAATGTACACCTTAAAAGAAGCTTTCTAATGTAAATTCTTCTTCAGCCTTCCACCCAATTGAATCTAAGATTGGATTTATAACACTCATAAATGTCTTATCAAATTGGATATCATAATCAATATAGTCTTCTAATTTAAATTGTTTAGGAAGATAATCAACAAATGATACTACATTTTCTTTTAATGGATTAGGTGTTTTTAAATATGTAAATTTAATCTTATCTCCAGGTTCAATAAGATTGATCTGCCGTTTTAACTTATGTCTTTCCACATAATCATTATGTAACAAAGTACCTCTTACATGAATTGGAGTACCTTTACTATATACAGTTTTAGGGTCTTTCCACTTATCAATATCATTTACTCCCCGTGGGAATGATACCTCTTCAGCAGATGATGATTTGAATTTATCTTTAAACTCAGCTATCTCATCTTGAGTTATCTTTTCATTAGTTGATATAATAGTTGTGAACAAATGCTTTAATGCATCTCTACAAATCTCAGGGGTTGAACTCTTAATAGCTTCAATACCCATAATCTTTAACTTAGGTTTAGTATATCTAACTCCCTCATTATCATGTACGTTTAAGATATACCGTTTCTTAGCTGTCCAAATACCTCTATCAGCAATAACTTCTCGACCCATGACCATTTTATTAGACCTACCACCCAACCTATTAAATAAATCATCATAAGCGTTAGTAAGGACATCTTCCAATGTTGTACCACAAACTTGATTAAGAAAATCAATAGGTTTATTAGGGTTAAGCTTATGTACAAGAGGACCCAAATTGACATAAACAGAGTCAGTATCAATAGCAATAACGTAATCAGTTCCATTAGTTCCTAGAGTTTTATTTAAAAATTCATTAAGATGTTTCTCAGCCCATTTAATAGTAGTTTGTCCGGATAAGGTAATACCTTCAGCAATCCTCATATCGAAGTATCTAAACCATTTGTTACCCATTGCACCATACAAAGAGTTGAGTAGAATTTTAATAGCCATTTGTTTGTTCTTGGCAATTGCTATTCGTTTTTCAATAGCGTATTGTTCTGTTTTTGTCTTATCTTTAGCCCCTTCCATTTCCTGTTGGGCTTGCAACATATCTTGTTTAATCCCTACTCGTTCAGCATATAACCCTTCCACAATACGTGGTAAAGTTCCGATATTTTTAGTATCAAATCTAACACCATTAGCGGCTAACGCAGAGTCTTTCATGGTATTTCTAACAGAGCCATTCAAGATTGCTTCAGGTGTTACACCAACTTCAGTGTTATCCAATATCGTTTCTGGACTCATATTATATTGCATAATAAGAGATGGATATAGTGAGTTTAAGTCAAATGATACTACCCAATCATGCATTCCAACCATCGGTGCTTTAACATAACCGCCTGGATAATCACCTTTAAATGATTCTTCATTTTGAGGGATAGCTATATGATCTTCGGATAGGTCTCGGTAAATGATTGAATCCCAAATAGCAACAGTACCTAACACTGTATCATAATTAACGCCAGCCTTATATGCTAGGGTTAATGCTAAGTTAATAAGCCCTAACTTATCTTCTAATCGTGCAACTAACTCAACGTCTTTAATATTATAGTCAATAAACTTTTGGTAATCATTTTCATATAATCCTTGGAGATCACCATGCTCTTCATATGATAACTTACGTTCACCTAATTCTACATGCCCAATATGGTCTAGTCGATATGATTCTTGCGGGGTAAAAATAAACTTCTTATATAATTCAAGGTAATCTAATGTAGTAATACCCATTAAAGTATAGGCAATTCGCTCTTTACCAAATGTAATAATTTTATCTTCTTTAATATCTCCCCAAGGTGATAGCTTCTTCATAACATGTTTACCACATACCTTTTCAATTCTATTAACAAGATATGGTATATCAAAGAACCTAACATTCCACCCAGTAATGATGTCAACATTACTCATATGAATAGTATATCGTATGAGTAACTCTTTTTCATCATTACATTGAATATACTTTACTTGGTTTGATTGCATTAAAGAATTCTCAACATCATAATCACCACATCCAAAGACATAGTAAATATCATCAATGTTATTCTTACATGTGATAGCTGTTACTTCTTGTGAAGCTTCTTCTGGGTGCGGAAACCCGTCATCAGCCTTTGTCTCAATATCGATTGAGGTTATGTTGATAATAGATGGGTCCCACTTAATCTTACCTGGGAAAGCTTCATTTAAGTATTGAGCAACATAATTAGTATTACCATGAACTTTAAATGAAGCTACATCACCGTACTGCTTAGAGAAGTCAGTAGCTTCTTTCATTGTGTTGAATACCATTGGTTCTACATTAGAACCATCCAAAGCTTTCCATTTTGAGTTTGGATCTTTAGATGTTACATAAAGAGTAGGCTTGAATGGGATAGCGCGCTGTACACGTTTCCCGTTTTCATAGCCAATGTATCTTATATTCTTACCATAACGGTAAGCATTAGTATATATTTTATTATTGATCATGTATCTATTATAACACAATCAACAGCAAATGTACACCCTTTATGTAACTATTTGTTGCTTAGGTGTCACAATAGAACCTGTCATCTCCTGGTATTTCTCAGACAATGATGCTGTTGGGTTAACAACAAACATAATGTCTTGCACACGAATTGGTAAAGTCTTAATGTCAGCATATCCCATATACGGTAAGAAAGAGATCTTGCCATCAGCAGTAGGGATAATAATTAAAGGTGTTTCAATAGTAACATGTGTTTCATTTGTGTCTTTGATAGAACATAGAAGCTCTTCGCCTGTTACTAGTCTTACGATTTTTGGTTCACTCATATATTTCTCCATTGTATAATAGAATATACATTAGACTATCTAATGTATATTAAAGTATACAGCACACTATATGCTGTATACTGTATATATATTTAACCTAAAAGAAGTTTCTTAGCTTGTTTGCTAAATTCTCCAAGGTTAATAGTTTGTGGTTTATCCTCTTCAGGGATTTCATTTTCAAGACCAATTAGTAATAGTCCATCAACGATATCTGCACCAACAACTTTAATTGTTTCAGCTAATGTGAAAGAACGTTTAAAGTTTCTGGTTGAAATACCCTTATGAACATACTCAGTTGTATCTGAGTCAGTACCTTTATTACCTTCAACAGTCAACACACCCTTTTCAAGAGTTAGATTAATATCATCATCCTTAAAACCAGCTACAGCGATCTCAATAAAATAGTGATTATCACCTTTTTTGATTACGTTGTACGGTGGGTACGATTGTTGTTGTTGCGGGTTATTGATAGCATCGAAAAGATTATCGAAGCCGAAAAACAAATCTCTTTGAAAGTTTGTCATAGTTTTCTCCTTATATTAAGCGAGTTGTAATTATAGAGCCTCTCTTGAGACTCTTCCACATTAAGACACCCTTACGGCATGTCTTAAATTCTATTTAGTGCCTATGTTATACTTAGGACACAATTCCCATTGGTGTTTATCCTTATGGGAAATAATCTTTATTTGGTTTAAAGGAGCTGTATCGCCGATAGCCTCAACAGTCTCAAGTAACCCCCAATCAGACATTAAGGTAACTATTGTATTACGTCTACCAATGTCATTCTTGGTTAAGTTAGAAGGTTTACCATCTAACAAAAATAATTCTTTGAAATGGGTTATGAAGTATCTTCCTTGCTTATGTAATATATGACAGCTTTGATATAACTTCGAATCTTTCTTTGACGCTACACCCATTCTAGTTAACGTCTCTCTTATTTTTAAAAAATCGTCTGGTTGTCCAAGTATGACCTCCAACATTTGATCTGGATTCCAGTCGACGATCTCATCATTTAGTTCCACCATGATGTATTTTATCCTTAATTATCTTCATTTCATTTTGTGATAGAAGAGGAAGTACATCTCTAGCTTTTTCATTTGAATACCCGTAGTATTCTTTAATTGCAGATATGTCTGCAGACTCAGATGTCTTATTCCACTTCGAAAATCTTTTACGATTCCTGATAATATTTATAAGAAATGAAAATTGTGCCTTACCTGAGAGATGAGCATTCATATTCATCTCGTTAGCATACAACACTGTGTCTGGAAAATAAGATAGTCCACGATTAATCATAAACGCAGGATACTCATTATCTTTAATATCAACATCTTTAAAGTGATACCATTTATTACCATTGATAGCATTCAAATAGGTAAATGGGTTCTTAGTTAATTCATTACTCATGGATAAACCTTTTCTATGTTACCTAATTTCCATTTACGATATTGCTCTGACCATTCTGTATGTTGGGCAAAAGAAATTTCTTCAATTCTCTTACCTTTATATTTCATTAACCATTCTGGATATGTCATTTGAAACTCCCTTGAGCCATAATCTCTGTTAAACACGCAACAGTATTCAATTCATGATCTGCGACGAATGCATCTTTATAAGAATAGTCAGCAAGTGTCATAACCAGTTGTGGTATATAACTTGGATCGACATACTCTAACATATTATCATAAATCATTCTGAATACCTTAGCACTCTCTATGTCAATATTATCTGTTACCCATTTTCTCATACCTTTAAAGTTCTTATTCTTAAGATCCTCCATAAGCCCTTTAATAGAGGATTCAGACAAGGAGACTAGAATACCAGCATCAATAGAACCCGACATTCCATATCGCTGACATTCATTCAAAACACGTCTCCAATCTGGTATATATTTCATGATTAGTTCAGCAACAACCTTATCTTCATACTTGATATTCTCAGTATCTAAGATAGTCTTAAGTCGTTCCATGAACTGACCAGCCATGATAGCCTTTGATCCAACGTTGAATTCATATACAGAACATCTAGAATGCAGAGGTTCAATGATACGATTCTTAAAATTACAGGTTAAGATGAACCTACAATTATTGGAAAACTCTTCGATAAAGCCACGAAGAGCAGGTTGAGTAGATTGGGGGTTAAGGTAGTCAGCCTCATCTAATATAACTACCTTATACCCACCTTGCAATGAAACAGTCGAAGCGAACTGCTTTATTTTACCACGGAGTGTATCAATGTTGCCATCTTCAGAACCATTGATAATTATATGGTCAAGTCCTAATTCATTGCAAAGCGCTCTGGCCACAGTTGTCTTACCAACACCTGCTGAACCTGTGAACATCATATTAGGAAGCTCGCCATTTTTAATTATTTCATTGAATG